AGGCCAATCCGCGTGCCTTCATGTCCTTTTTCGACTCCAAAAAGATAGTCCCTTTGGAGTCGGGCTTCATCATAGGCGAAATTAAATCAGTTTTAAGAAACCTGTCAAGCGGGATTGAAGCAGTTTTTAGCCAATCCTTCATTTTGCCCCACATTTCGGCTCTTTTATTGCCATACATGACCGGATTTGCCGATTTATTGCCAAAGTTGACACCTTTGATTTTGTACCTTTGCTCCTTCAAACGGTCAACAATACCAGCCCCCAAGCCCCCTTCGTCAATCACGACCAATGCAGGCTTGTATTCCTCAATCGCCTCGATCACATGGCCAACTACGGTCATGGTGTCGTCGCCCCGATGGCGCTGAATGGCAATAATGTCTCGCCCCTGCCTAATAGCGATGACTGTTGCATCCGCGCCAAAGCGGGCTGGGTCTACACCGATCACTATTGGGGCACTGGCGTCGCGATATGGACTACGTTTCATCGCCTCGTCTACCAAACTTGCCGATATGAACTGATCGTCGCCCTCGGACGGAAACTGACCGTACACCTCAACGTGCGCCTGTGATGAGTCAGCGCCGTATTCGTCGATGATCTGCTGGTAGACCTGCTTGTCCGTCCCTTCGACTGTTCTGGCGTCAACTACTTTTGTAGTCCAGAACTCACGTTTTGAATTAAACGCTTCGTAGAAGTACCCAGTGTTACGCCGTGGGTTACTGAAGGCCATCCAGAAACGGTTAGGCGTGTTCTCTGTAAAGAATCCGCTTGTGACCGCCCAGATGCTGTCGTCAATACCAGACGCCTCGTCGAACACCACCAGCACACCGTCAAAGTTGTGGACGCCCGCGTAAGCGTCGGGATTCTCCGCTGACCAGAGCCTGCCTTCCACACCCCAGTAGCGTGTGCCTTTCTTAAGATCACGCTCGACCAGTTCCGTGAGCCACTTGGCTGGCATCAATCTGGTGGCTGACACCTCAAACCAGTGACTGTTGAGCGCCATCGCTAGCCACTTGGTAATCTCGGCCCATGTGACTGAGCGTAGCTGAGACTCACTGTTGGCCGAGATGATGGTCGTTGAGCCGATGCGCGTTGTGAGCATCCAGATCGTGATCCATGAGACTAACGCCGACTTACCAATACCACGGCCAGAACTGACGGCGTGTCTTAAGGTGTTGAAGTCTAGCTGGCCTTTGTTCTGCGTGATGTGGTCGGCGATGGTTTGGAGGACTTCGCGCTGCCATTTGCGTGGGCCTTTGAAATGCTCAAGCGGTGTGCCAGGCTGACCCCAAGGAAACGCGAACATGACAAACGCCAAGGGGTTGTCCTTGATCGCTGGCGCCCACAGACGCGCCATCAGTTCCTGTTCGTCTTCAGCGCTGTATATGGTCGATTGCATTTAATCAATCATTGCGTCTATTACTAGACAAACTAAGATTAGTATCAGCAACAAAAAAATTACTTGCATTTTTATCCTCTACGTCTATGACATCTAAAACTCGTTTGGTTGCCTCGGCCAGCGCGCCAGTGATTGATATGCGCTGATCGACTTCGACAGATATAGCTTGCTTGGCCACCCAGCCGTGTTGATGTTTGAGGATTTCTAACGCAGCCTTGGCGTCGCCGTTAAGGGCTGCTTGGTGCATGACTTTGGACAGTTCAATCTCACCATCTGCCTTGCCCTTCTGCGCGGCGAGTTCCACCACGGGGTCAAGTTGCGTGAGTTGCCGGTATTCAATAGGCAGCATGCCTGCGGCGAGCGCTAGTGCGTCGCCTTTGAGGCCCAGCTTGGCCGCGTCATATACCGCCTTCAAGCGCGACTCTGTCGCTTCGACCTTGCGCGGCGTAAATGGAATCGAATGGAACATGTGTTCTCCATGCAGTTTGCACGTGGGTGCGAGTTTACACCGTTTTGCAAAAAATAAAAATTCTGTAAGAAAAAAAATTGTTCGTGAACGCTACGTTTTTGCTGGCCCTTTGCGCTCGGCCCTACCCCCTCCCCCTCAAGTTAATGGCCACTAACCTGGCAGCATGTGTGTCATTGTGGGTCATGGCCATGTGGCCGCGTAGTCATGCGCCGTGCGTTCCGTGTGTCATTGTGAGTCATGGTTTGCAAGTCACATGGCCACATCATGTGGGTCATTGTGGGTCATGGCTTTTGCATAGCACACAATGACTCACGCGGAAAGGTAACGAACTTTATGTTTTCGGTTTGTGGGTCAACGTGGGTCATTGTGGCGGCACTTTTCAGTCGCGCCCAAAACGGCGTGCCATAACTACATACCTTACAGATAATTTTTTTGAGTTGTAAGAAAACATGACCCACAATAACCCACAAAGGTTTGAAAGCCTTTATTTATGTGGCCTCTGGCGTGAGTCATTGAGGCGCGTTTTCACTACACACACGCAACACACTTTGACCCACAAAAAACTATTTTGCGAAAAGTGTTGCAGCATGCAAAGAATTCGTTTACAATATGTGCACTGGGTCAAAATTACCTGGTAAATCCTAAACTACAGTAAAGGCAAACATCATGCAAATTGTGAACGAACAAACCGGCGTAACTTATACGACGCGCACGCATTCCGAACGTGGCGTATATGTGAGCATTGTTACCCGCCGCCAAAACAATACTGAAACCGTATCCAGCCGCGAAAATCATAAGACGCGCGCCGACGCGTACCGCTACGCCGTAACTATGGCCAAAGCATTGGCCCGTCTTAATAACGTAAGGGGTTAATTATGAGATTCGCATTCATTCCCAAAGGCCAATACAAAATTGGCCAGATCATTCAAGTTCATGGCCGCGAAATGCGCGTTGAAAGTTACACGCATACTGGCCGTAACCTTATCGCGTGCACCTTAGACGGCGCGCCTAAGTTTGAGCGCGTCGCGTGCATCTGTACTGATTCACCCGCTATTAAAGGGGTGACGGCATGAACAAACTTTATGACATTCTCACCGCCGTGGCCATTGGCCTACTTTTAACCGTGGGCGCGTTGGCCTACTTTGACATTCTTTGGAGCTGATCATGGATTTTGTACTAATTCAAAACGTAAACGATGAGCCGGTCTACGCTATCCAATTAGACGGCGCGACGATCTTTAACCCTAATTTCAGCGAATGCGGGCGCTTTGTAGTTGACCCTTTGACGCATTACAAATTAGATCAAAAAACTGTAGACGCGTTGGCAATGCTCAACGCTCATTTCAACTATTCAACGGAGTGCTAAAAATGACTGATAAAACTTATAACGGTTGGACAAACTACGCGACTTGGCGCGTCAACTTGGAAATTTTTGACGGGTTTGATTACACGGAAAACGGTTTTCATGGCTTGAGCAAAGAAGATACGTCAGATATTTATGATCTTGGCACATACCTCAAAGGGTACGCCGAAGATTGTATTTTCTCTGGCCATGACGCCAACGCGCCTCAATATTGCAATTTGATAGAAGACTACGCCCGCGCTTTTTTGGCTGACGTTAATTGGTTTGAAATTGCCAAGCACATGGTTGACGAGGTCACACAATGAAAATATTTAAAGCCGCGTTTGAGTCTTGGCGCTTTGAATTTACCGCTTACGGTAAGACCGAGGCCGAGGCAATTGCAACCCTTAAAAAAGGTCTGATCAGACACGCTAAGGGTTACGACATTGAACCCGATTGGTGGGAAGACTACGCGGGCGACATTTACACCGTTGAAATTACCCTCGGCGCGTGCTACCGAGACAACACCCCAATTTTAGGAGCGACAGAATGACAAACGAACAAATACGCCAACTGGCCGACAATGCCGCCAATGAGGCGGTCAGGCACATTCAGGACGAACTTGGCCAAAAAACCGGTGACTTTGCGGGCATTTACTTTTCCGGCCCGCGTTGGGAGGCGCTTGTCTCATTACTGGCCAACTACGCCGCCGCCGAAATCATGGAGGGTTTGCACGAATGACAGACCTCAAGCACTACGACAAAACAACGGTGACGTTTCACCGTGGCAATGCTTTCACGCCAGAGGGCATTGAGGTTGCGCCCTTTGCTACTTTCACAATGAATGACTTAGTAGACCGCGACTTGATCGACGCCATCTGCGCCTTGGTGCGCGAACACACAAACAAGGCACACGCCGACTTTTGCAACATTAAATTATCAACCGAAGACTGGGACGTATAACATGATCACTTTTGAACACCATGGCATAACCGTAAAATGCAAGCCTGAAAACGCCGTTGAATACCGCCGTTTGATGGACAAGCCGCCCAAGGCTAAGTCAGTTAGTGAAAAGCGCGACTATCCGAAGTGGAATCCTACAATGACCACGGGCGACTACTTGCAAGCCTATTTAAGACTCAATGACCGCCGCCGGATGATCGAATGCGGCCACACATGTGCCAACTATGACGCCGTGCCCACAATGTACGATTCGGCAGCACCCGAGGTTTTGGAAGAATTAGACGCGGATTATGCGCCGCCCATGGCTAAGGCGCGCAAGATCACGGCCAAGCAAGCTATTGTGCAAGCACTCGACGCGCTTAAGCTGGGCGACGTTGACACGGCTCAATGTATTCTGACGGAGGCGCTCAAATGACTCACTCAGTTATTACCGAGGCGCTTGCGCCTTTCCGGCCACTCACCTACACCGAGCACTATTACGTCGACCTGGGCTACCGGCACGAACGCGGCAAGGCCGAAGAATATGAATATAAGGCGGCCATGGCCGAAGGCCCAGAGGCGCGCCGATTGCTTAACCGAGGCGCGTTAGAGGCCATGCAAAAGGCCTACTAACATGGTTTTACTAATTGCGCTTATACTGGGCGCGCTACTGGCCGTTCTCCTCGACCTTTAGCAGTTGCCACACCTCACAAGCCCCTAGCGATAGGGGCTTTTTTTTACTTCACAAGCCTGACAAGCGGCATGATTTTAGAGTCGGGCAACGCTTGCGCCAGATCGCGCAGTTCTGACTTGCCACGGTTGACCATGTCAGGCGCGGCGTAAACGTGCTTTTTAGTTGTATGAGCGCGCGACTTTAAAAGGCCCATGTCAACCCAGCCCGCCTCACGGAAAGCATGCAGCAAAGCGGCCACGGGTAGTTTCATACCGGCGGGCGCTTGGCCAGTCAGGCGATCACAAACCGATTGCCATGGGCCGCCAAGTACACCGGCGGCAAACTCACCGACACGCGCACGCATCATCTCAACTAGGAACGACTCAGCGCCGCTCATGCCGGTTTCGACCATGATGGCCTTGGCCTCGGTCATGGGAGGGATAGCGCCCGCGTTGAACGCTGACACGTCGCGCTCATAAAGCCATGCCGTTACGGCGGCGAACCCGCCCGACTTGTACCACGCCCACATACCAGAGGCGGCGTCGGCTTCCATGCAAAGCGCGTCAGACCACAAAACAAACCAACGGCGGTCATTCGAGGGGATCGTAATGGCCATGCGCTCGTTTGAGAATGCAACCACTTGCAAACGGTTGACGGCCTCATACGGTGCTAGACCCTTGCGCTGAATTGACAAAAACTCAGGCGGTGCAGCAATGACGGGTTTCATGCTGTTTTCTAATGCGCGGCGGTCAGCCGCTTCGGGCTGGCGTAACTCATTCACAATCAGAATTTCGCACTCTAAGTGATAACCCCAAGGCGTTGACAAGTCCTTGTTATCCAGCTTTTTCACGTTGGCCAGCGAGTCACCGCCGACCGCCCAAAAGAACGGGGCCCACATCGTGTCTTTGCCCGAGCCTGGGTGACCGCCATGCAACACGGCGTGATTGATCTTGACGTTAGGGTGTTGCACTTTGAATGCCATCACGTCCAAAACATGCTTGCGCTCGACGTCATCGGGAATCATGCGCTCAACGTGGTTAAGCCACGGCGTAGGGTCAGCACCGAAGGCCACGGCTGGGCGGGCGTCGCGCCAGCGGTTGCCATAAACTAAACCCTCACGGGCACAAAGAATATTTTCGCCGGGGGCGTAAGTTACCCCGACAAGGGTCTTCGCACCTTTGGCTTGCCTGTTTTCATCGAAGCAAACAGACGCCTCAATCTTGCGCTTGGCGTTGTTGATCGACTTGCAATCAATGTGGCGGAATAAGGCGTTAAAAGTGCCACGGCCAATTTCGCGGCGGTCTTGCATGTCAAAGTATGCGTCATCGTCTTGGATATAGGCGAAGCGCTCCCACCAGCCATCCTTTTCAATCCGGCCTAATTCTTTGCGCTCGACCTCGGCGACGATGGCCGCAGCCGCGTCAGGGTAAGCCTCATTGGGGGTCAGTTTGGCAAGCGCCGCGTCCATGGCGAACGTCAGCAGTTCTTCGCGCAAACCTGGGGCATGCTTTGGGCCGCCTTGGTCTGACACCCATTGCAAAAACGCATTAGAGTCAAAGTCGATGCAATGACTGTGCAGGCAACGGTAAGCGCGGTTGGCGGGCATGTATCGGCCCTCGGGGTTGCCGTCAGTATGCTCGGCATTGTTAGGGCAGATCACGCCAGCCCAGCCCTCATGGTTAGGCTTGGACAGCAACGCACCGTGGCCAGACAGCCACGCCATTACATCGTCTGCGCCATCGTCTGACAAACGGATCGGGCGCACGCCAACTGAGTCAGCGGGCGCGGGCGTCACGTTGAAAGCCGTGCAGATTTCCTCAAGCGTAAAGTCACGCTTAGGCTCAAACTCGACCAGCTTGGCAGCAAAGCTGTTGCGACCGGGCTTTAGGTTGATTGAGCCGGGCAAGCGAAAGTTACGCACGGCATTGACCGCGCCCTTGTCGGTGTAGCCCGCCTCGGCGATGGATTTGATAGCGGCGGCAAAATCGGCCTTTGTGGGTTGCTCAGAAAAAGCATAGCCCCATTGAAATGAGCCTGGCGACGTCTCAATCTTCCACGTTGGCTCAAGCGGCGGTATGTTAGGGGCTTTGTCAGGGTCGCCCACGTCATCCAGCACCATCACAAGCACATATTCACAATGCGCTACGCTGGCGCTTGGATAGCCGTCTTTGAAGCGGTCAATAATAAAGCTGGCCGTGTTGCCATAAATTGCCCAGTCGGGCTTGGTGCGTGCGGTAGGCAACATAGCAGGCCATGTGCATTTGATTGCGCCGTCAGGAAAGAATTGCAACTCGCTGTTTTTAAGCTGGGGCTTTTGACGCACGATCAGCGCAGTCTCACCCTCTGGTGCTAAAGAAATTAAAAATTCAAGAAAGTTCATTTGCCATACCTTTTCATAGTTTCAACTTCAGCGGCCAAGGGCAGGCCATCTGCCCACGCTGGCGCTGTACACATCACACGTTTTAAATTCTCTGCCGCTTCTGGGTCGGCTGTTTCGACAACGATTTCGTCATGCACATGAAGCACAACGTCATCGAGTTGTCTGAGGGAATGTCGGAGTAGATCATTGGCGACCGCCTGAGTCACATTTTCACATGCCAAGCCTTTCCAAAGGCGAGCGCGTGGCCATTCTTTTGCATC